TAATTGAAATCAATATAAACAAAGGTAGTTCATTTGCAAGATGGGGTGACATATTAGGTAATTTACCTGACCAAGAAGATTTGCAAAATGTTTTAAACCTAAAAGCTGATTTAGTTGGTGGTTTAGTTCCTGCTTCACAATTACCTTCTTACGTTGATGACATTATAGAAGTAGCTAATTACGCTGCTTTACCTACTACAGGTGAAGTTGGAAAAATATATGTAACATTAGACAACAATAAAATATTCCGTTGGAGTGGTTCAGTTTATATTGAAATAGCTGCCAATACGGGTGTATGGGGTGCAATTACAGGAACGTTAAGTAGTCAAACAGACTTACAAACTGCATTAGATACAAAAGCATTAAAAACAATTACAATTACACCTTCAGCACCTTTATCAGGTGGTGGTGATTTAAGTGCTAATAGAACAATATCAATAAGTCAATCAAGCTCTACTACAGATGGTTATTTAAGTTCTATTGATTGGAATAAGTTTAATAATAATATTCCTGCAGGAACACCTACAACGGGTGATTTTGTTTTTTACAATGGTTCAAATTTAGCATACAAAGCACTTTTAGCAAGTTCGCCTTTATCTTATAATTCAGGAACGGGTACATTTTCAATTTCACAAGCTACAACATCAACAAATGGTTATTTAAGCTCTACAGATTGGAATGGTTTTAATAATAAAGTTGAATCAGTAGCTGCAAGTTCGCCTTTAGGTTCAACGGGTGGAAAATCACCTGTTATTTCTATAACACAAGCAACTACAAGTTCAAATGGTTATTTAAGTTCAACGGATTGGAATACTTTTAATGGAAAACAAACTGCTTTAAGTGGAACAGGGTTTGTTAAAATAAGTGGTACTACAATAAGTTATGACAATAATACTTACGCTTTAGATAATGCGGTAGTACATTTAGCAGGAACTGAAACTATTACAGGAGTAAAGACTTTTTCAAGTCAAATGACTGCTGCAAAAATATTAATGTCTAATTCAAGTAGTGACCGTTCATTAGAATTAACAAACTCAAGTTCGGGGCAATCTATTTATGTAGTCAATACAGGTTCGGGAAGTGCTATTCAAAATTTAAACAATGGAAATAGTGGCGTTGGTTTTATGTCGGCTAATTCAATTACTGCAACGGGTAATTTATATCAAGGAAATTTTAATGGTGGTCGTGTATTTTCAGTAGGTTCTCAAGGTAATGGATATTTTGCAGGAAATGTTGGTATTAGAACAACGTCACCTAATTTTTCATCATCAGGACGTACTGTAACAGATATAAACGGAACATCACAAGCAATGTTAGCTTTAAGTGTTGGTGGAGTTGGTAAAGGGTTTTTATTTCATACAGGAACAGATTTATTAGTTTCTAACGAAGGTAATGGAGCTATAAAGTTAAACACAAACGGTTCGCAAAAAGTAGTTATTGAAGCGGGTGGCAACGTAGGAATAGGTACAACAAGTCCGAGTCAATTATTACAAGTTGTTGGTGGAATTGGCGAGTTTGTACGTACAGGTGGGGATAGCCAAGTTAGAGTAACTGCTTCAGGAGTTGCTAATACAGTATTTGGTTTTAACAATTCAGGTTCAACAAGTGTTTTTGGAGTTCCAAACAATACATCTTATTTGTTTAATGGGCAAGCATATCCATTAGTATTTGGTACTGATAGCACCGAACGTATGCGTATCACTTCGGGTGGCAACGTTGAATTAAAAAACTCAGATTCAAGACTTTATGGAGGAGATAATGTGGGGCGTTTTATTATAGGAAACCCAAGTGTTACTACTTATTTAGCAATGTATGGAAGTTCACACGCATCATTTCCACATTTAGCTCAATTTGTTGTTAATAATTCAGCAGTTCTTAATATGACTTCAGGTGGCAACGTAGGAATAGGTATAACAAGTCCAAGTGAGAAATTAGATGTAAATGGAAATATAAAATCTTCAGGAAGTATTATTATAGGTTCTGGTGGTTCAACAAGTCCGGGTTCTATATTTTCAAACGCAAATTTTGGTTTTTGGTTTAAATCAACACAAAGTTCTCCGGGTGTAGCTCACTATCAATTTGGAGATTATAGTGGTAATCCTCTTATGATTATTAACCCAAGTGGCAACGTAGGTATAGGGACAACAAGTCCCGGGTCTAAATTAACTGTTGACGGAGGTTCTATTAGATTATTATCAGGTAACGATTTAGCATTTAATAGACCAGATAATGGTGCTGCAAGTAATATATTAATGAATTCTTCAAACCAATTAGTATTTACATCACCATCAGGAGCAGTATTTTCAGGTACTGTAACTGCTACTGCATTTATTCCTGTATCAGATATACGTTTAAAAGATTTAACTGATTACAATTATGATATTGAATCAATTAAGCCTATAACATACACTTGGAAAGATAGCGAAGATAAAAGAAAAAAAATAGGATATTCAGCTCAACAAATACAAGAAGTTTTACCTGAAGTAGTTAATACAGATGATAAAGGAATGTTGTCAGTTGACTATAATCAAATTTTTGTAGCTAAAATAGATATGTTACAAAATATGATTCAAGAACTAAAAGCAGAAATAGAAATTTTAAAAACAAAATAATATGACAATATTTAAATGGATAATTTCAGCAATGGAATGTATCAAAAAAGATGGTGATTTACAAGATGTAGTAATAACAATTCATTGGCGATATGCTGCAACAAAAGATGAGGTTTCAATAGATATGTATGGAGCAACTTCTATGCCTTTACCAACAGGAGAGGATTTTACACCATATGAAGAACTAACTAAAGACCAAGTTTGTGGTTGGTTAGAAGCTACATTAGATGTTCCTGCAATGGAAGAAAGTTTAGACAAACAATTAGATTTAATAATTAATCCTATTAATGTAACTTTACCACCACCTTTCGATAATTAAAAACAAAAAGTGTAAAATTATATTTTAATAAAAAAAAATAAACAAAAAAACAAACAATTATGGAAACTAAACAAGCAATCGACATTTTAGTACAAGTAGCACATTTAGCACAAAAAGGTGGTTTATTACAATTACAAGATGCAGTAGCAGTAGCACAAGCTATTGATGCTTTAGCACCTAAAGAAGAAGTAATAGAAGAATAACATTTAGAATGAAATACATTAATTATTTTTTTGCTTCATTAATTTTATTATTTGTACCTATCTATGGCTTATTAATAGCCGTAGGTAGTGCGATAATATTAGACACTTTCACAGGTATATTTAAAAGCATAAAGTTAAACGGATTGGCAAGTATCAGAAGCAGGAAATTAAGCAATGTTATTTCTAAAATGGCATTATACGAAATATGCATTATATTTTTATTTTTAATAGACAAATTTGTTTTAAATGAATTCATTAAATCAGCATTTGGTTTTGATTTTATGTTTACTAAAATATGTGCTATATTATTAATTTTTGTTGAATTAGTATCTATTAAAGAAAACATAGAAGAAACATTTAAAGTTGATATTTGGAAATTATTAAAAGAAGCATTCAATAGAGCAAAAGAATTTAAAGCTGATATAAATGAAATTAAGCGATAAAGGTTACGATTTGATTAAAAAGTTTGAAGGATATTCTGATAGACCTTATAAATGTCCTGCGGGAATATCTACAATCGGTTACGGGAATACTTACTACCCAAACGGAACTAAAGTTAAAATTACAGACAAACAAATTACAAGAGAATATGCTAATGAAATATTGGCACATATTGCTGATGAATTTGCTGAAGACGTATTGAAACTTGTTAAGTCAAAAATCACAGTAAATCAACTAAACGCATTAACTTCTTTTGCTTATAATGTAGGGGTAGCTAATTTGGCTAAATCTACTTTGTTAAAATTGGTTAATATAAATCCAAACGATGGTAATATAGCTAAAGAGTTTTTAAAGTGGAATAAAGCAAGTGGTAAAGTTTTAAATGGTTTAACAAATAGACGTATTGCTGAATCAGCATTATACTTTACAAAATGAGAGTAATAGTATATATCATATGTGGTGCACTTTTTTTTAGTTGTGCTTCAAGAAAGGTTACTATTGTAAAAGAAGAAACTAAAACTAAAACAGATTCAGTAGCTATTATAAAAACAGATTCAGTTTCTGTTACAAACAATAATATCCAGTACACTGAAAACTATTCTGAATTAGAAATAAAACCTTTGAATGATAGTTTACCTATTGTAATAGATGGCACAAGCTATTTTAACGTTGTTTTAAAGTACAAAAAGCAAAATAAGGTAATTGTAGATACTTCAACTAAAATTGTATCTAAAAACGTTTTAAAACAAGTTTCTAAATCTAAACAAGAAACTAAAAACATTAAAGAAAAGACTATAGATAAAAAAGCAAACTATTTTGTTTATCTATGGCTTCTACTTATTCCAGTTGGAATGTATATCTATAGAAAATTAAAAGAAAAAATATTACTCTAATGGCTAAAAAACAAACTGAAGTATCTGCTAAATTAGACGTTAAAATTTCACGTCCTAATATTCATTCAAAATCTAAAACATCTTCGCTTAAAAGCTCTAAAAACTACCAAAAAAAGTACAAAGGTCAAGGTAGATAAAGTTGTTCTTATAGTACTCTTTTTTAAATTATATAACTATTTGATTTTAAATAGATTAAGTTTATAAAAGGTTTACTAAATTTTTATAAAGAGTAAACTTTTTTTATTTGTTTACTTATTGCCATTTTACTTAAATCTAAAAGTTTTGCTAATTCAGTAGCTTTGACATTAGGATTTAATTCATATATCATTTTAATCTTTTCTTTTGTTTTTAAGTTTTTATTATTGCAAATATTTTTAATCTGAATATCTATTAATAATTGATTTAACATATTATCTAAATAGTTATCTTTTTTTAAATATTCTTTTTTATACTTATTTGTCCAATAGTGTATATAAGAAAGTAATTCTTTATAATCTTTAAAACATTTAATAGAATGAAGTTCTAAACCATTACCACGATTAGCATACCAAATAAAATCCCAACCATCATAAACTATTTTGTGGTTTTCTATTTCTTTTAAATAACTTAATTCTTGTATTGAATATCCCATAGTAATTTGTTTTAAATAATATAGCAAAATTATACTATATATATACTATAAAAAAATAAACTTATTTACAAATTGTTTATAACTATTAATTACATTTGAATATGGCAAAGAAACCAACACGTAAATCATTAATAGCTAAACTTGATGCGGTGTTTAGCACATATATAAGACGCAGATATGCGGTGAATGATATAGCTGAATGTTATACTTGTGGTAAGAAAGAGCATTGGAAAAAGCAACACGCAGGTCATTTCGCATCACGTAGACATTATTCAACACGTTGGAATGAATACAATGTTCAGGTTCAATGTCCAAGTTGTAATATTTGGCAGCAAGGAATGCAATTCCAATTTGGTAAAAACCTTTGTTCACAATATGGTGATAACTTTGCTGATGAATTGATGATTGAATCCAAACAAATACGTAAATTTGACGATATAGAAATAGCAGATATGATTGCTTACTATTCAGGTCTTATTTCTTCTTGACATTTCTTTTCTGATGATTCTCTTTTATAATTTGGTTAATGTTAAATTGGGCTGCTTTAATTAGTAGCCCTTTTTTTGGCAAAAGTGTTAAAGAAATGTTAAAATTTAAAATCATAGTATTTTATCTAAAATGAATTTATACATTTGCTTCATCAAAATAACCAATTAAAAAATAAAATTATGTCAAGAGAAGAAAAAGAATTTAGAAACGATGCAAAAAACTTTTGTGTATTTATTGGAATGATTGCTTTATCAGCATTCATAGTAATTAACTTTATATTAGTAAGATAAGATGAAAGATTTAATCGACTTTAACAGATTTCAAATAGAAGCATTACAAGCAGAAATTTGTAAACTAAAACAGGAAAACAATTTACTATCTACTTATTGCTTTGAAGCATTAGAAGAAGGAATTACACAAGAGTACA